CTGATTATCAGTCTGCCCTTAATGCGGTGATGGCAGCTCAAGACTCCTTCCTTCAGCTGCCCGCTAAGGTTAGGGCTAAGTTTGATAATGATCCCGCTCTTTTTCTTGAATTTGCCTCTGATGAGGCTAATAAGGATGAGATGAAGGCATTGGGCCTTCTTCGTCATGAGACCGTTGAGACGGTTGTTTCGTCACCTAGCGAGGCCGAAAAGGCCGAGCCTGCACAGTGATTTACTTGATGTAACTGTGCTAGGTGACACCAAAAGGAGAAAAAATATGATGCGCCGTAGACCAATGAATAAATATAAAGCCGCTAAGAAGTTTCGTAGGGGTTCTATGCGGACGAAGTCCGCCAATATGCGTAGTAACCCTATGCGCGGCGGATGGCGACTGTAACGTGCCCTGTTTCCACCCGTTATCGGCGTGGAAAACGGCAGCAGGGGACGTTGTTTTCTATGAGAGCGCCAGGCACGATATCGTGCGCAGCCTCACGCTGCCATGCGGTCAGTGCGTAGGATGTCGGCTTGAGCGTTCTCGCCAGTGGGCGGTTAGGTGTTTGCATGAGGCAAGTAGGTATACAAACAATTGTTTTATTACGTTGACGTATAACGATGAGAACTTGCCGGCAGACCAGAGTTTGCATTATGATCATTTTCAGAAGTTCATGAAGCGCCTTAGAAAGGCGCATAGAGGCATTGACCCCGTAGAGGGTCAGTATCCGATTCGATTTTATATGGCAGGAGAATATGGCGAAAATTTTGGGAGACCTCATTTCCATGCCTGCGTTTTCAACTTCGATTTTCCGGATAAGAAGCTTTGGAAGCGGACGGATGTTGGCAGTCGAATTTTTAGATCCGAACAGCTTGAAAAGCTGTGGCCTTTTGGTTATTCCTCCCTCGGAGAGGTCAACTTTCAATCGGCTGCGTACGTTGCCCGTTACATAATGAAGAAGATTAACGGTAAGCAACAAGCCGAGCATTACGAATGGGTTGACCCAGATACTGGGGAGGTTTCGCAGCGCAGACCTGAGTTTAATAAAATGAGTTTGAAACCAGGTATAGGATATGATTGGTATAAGGAATTTAAGGATGACGTTTATCCCCATGATTATGTGGTGGTAAACGGTCGTAAGGTTCGGCCACCTCGCTTTTACGATAAAAAGTACAAGGCCGAAGACCCTATCAGTTTTGAATGGATAGAGTTTGAGCGAGAAAAGAGAGCTCGAGACAAGTATGAAGATAATACTGTTGAGAGATTGGCAGCAAAGGAAAAGGTGGCGAAAGCCAGGCTTTCCTTGCTTAAACGTAGTTTGACGTGAGGAAATTATATGAAGATGTTAGTATGTACTATCAGAGATAGGGCGGCAGAGTGCTATGGTCGCCCGTTTTTTTTACCTGCTACTGGAGTCGCTATTCGTAGTTTTCAGGATGAAGTCAATCGTAATGCGCCAGATAATCAGGTTTATGCGCATCCCGACGATTTTGATTTATACGAATTGGGTATTTTTGATGATTTTGATGGTAAATTTGCTTTACATGAGGCTCCGAAGTTGTTAGCCTTAGGCAAGCAAGTTAAGAATAGAAGTTAATTACAAGGGGGGTGATCTGAAAAGATCGCCCCGCAACTAGGAGATAACGATGATGCATCGTAATAAGTCTGTAAATGTTCATCAGTTCGCTATGATTCCGCGAGCTGATATTCCTCGGTCTAAGTTTGATTCACAGAAGTCATATAAGACGACTTTTGATGCGGGATATTTAATTCCTGTGTATGTGGATGAAGTTCTTCCTGGAGATACGATTAATTTACAGATGACGGCGTTTGCCCGACTGGCTACGCCATTGTTTCCAATTATGGACAATATGCATCTTGATTCGTTTTTCTTTTTTGTTCCAAATCGCCTGATTTGGGAGAATTGGCAGAAGTTTATGGGTGAAAGATACCCAGATCCAGACAGTTCGATAGATTATACAGTGCCGGTTATGACTAGTCCGGCCGGTGGTTATGCAGTCAATTCATTGCAAGATTATATGGGATTGCCCACAGTTGGGCAGATGGTTGCGCCTAATGTTATTTCCCATTGTGCGTTTTGGACACGAGCTTACAATTTGATTTGGAATGAGTGGTTTAGAGATCAGAATTTACAGGATTCTGCTGTTGTTGATACTGATGACGGCCCTGATAGCCCGGCCGATTACGTTTTACGTCGACGTGGTAAGCGTCATGATTATTTTACTAGTTCATTGCCTTGGCCTCAGAAGGGGCAAGCTGTTTCGTTGCCGTTAGGTACTACGGCTCCAGTTTATGGTAATGGTAAGTCTTTAGGTCTTACTGATGGTTCTACTAATTATGGTCTTACTTCTGGCGCTAGTGGTAGTGCGTTTAGAGGTCAGACTACTTCTTATGATTCTAATATAGGAGGCACTGCCACTGGTAGTATTCCTATACAGGACAAGATTTTTGGTGTTGTTGAGTCTGGTCAGTCTGGTATTTATGCTGATTTGTCGGCGGCAACTGCGGCTACAATTAACCAGTTGCGTCAGTCATTTCAGATACAGAAGCTTTTAGAAAGGGATGCTCGTGGTGGTACTCGTTACACTGAAATTATCCGTTCGCATTTTGGAGTTGTCAGTCCTGATGCTCGTTTGCAGCGTCCTGAATATCTTGGTGGTGGTAGCACTCCCGTATCTATTAATCCCGTTGCCCAAACTAGCGCCACAGGGCTTACTGAGGATACTAGTCCGCAAGGTAATTTGGCCGCTTTTGGCACGGCTCTCGCGTACAATCACGGATTTACGTACAATGCTACTGAGCACGGGGTGCTTATAGGTTTAGTGTCGGTTCGTGCTGATTTAACGTATCAGCAGGGCCTTCCACGTATGTGGTCAAGGTCTACACGCTATGATTTTTATTTCCCTGCGTTTGCAACACTTGGTGAGCAGGCAGTGCTTAATAAAGAAATTTATTGCACTGGTACAGCGGATGATGACGATGTATTTGGTTATCAGGAGCGCTGGGCAGAGTATCGTTATAAGCCCAGTCAGATTACTGGTTATTTTCGTTCAACGGCAGCGGGTACGTTGGATGCTTGGCATTTGGCCCAAGAATTTGGGACTCTGCCGGCATTGAACGATGAGTTTATTCAAGATACACCGCCGGTTGATCGTATTGTTGCCATAGGAGCGGATGCGAATGGCAAACAGTTTTTATTTGATGCATTTTTCAATGTAAGACAGGCACGGCCAATGCCGTTGTATTCAGTGCCTGGTTTGATAGATCATTTCTGATGGGACTATTATCTACGATAGGTGACGTCGCTAAGACTATTGGCGGCGTTTTTAGTCCTATTGCTCCGATAGTTGGTGGAGCAATGAGTTATTTAGGTGGTAGGGAGCAGAATGTAGCGTCAGCTCAGGCTGCACAGAAGCAGATGGATTTTCAACAATCCGCGTCGGATACTTCGTATAGACGACAAGTTGAGGATTTGAAAGCTGCTGGTATTAACCCTATGTTGGTTGCGAAGCTTGGCGGAGCTAGTACACCAGGTGGGGCAATGCCCCAGTTTGTTAATCCTGGTGCTATGGCCGCTCAGGCTTATTCATCAGCTCAGTCGTCAGGTGCGGCAGCTCAGCAAGCGCAGACCTCCGAGAACCTGAGTGAGCCGCAAATGGCCAATGTTAAGGCCATGACTGCTAAGCTGATAGAAGAGATTAAGAATGTGCCCCTTGAGGGCGATAGGCTGCGGGAGTCAGCTTATATGTTATGGAATCAAGCTAAGTTGTTGGGTTCTCAGAATTGGAACCAAAGAGAGATTGAACAGCAGATTATTGCGACTGTTCAGAAGATAAAGCGTGAAACGCAGTTGCTTGATTTCAGTATTGACGCTATGCGTAATTTTGATAATTTGGGTAAGAATGTGGAGCAGTTGAAACCCATAATTGATTTGATTAAACCATTTTTAACGAGGTAAAAATGCGTGTTAAGAATCCGATTACCTATGATCGTGATAAGAATAGTGCTGATTCCACTTTTGTTTTTAGCAAGCCTAGTCTTGCTAAGCAGTCATTTCGAGATGAGTGCGATATTAATAATATTTTGCGCCAGTTTAATGTTACTGGTCAGCTACCTGTTGGTAGCGTTCAGCCTCAATATGGTGATTTTAGCGGGATTACTGATTATCAGTCTGCCCTTAATGCGGTGATGGCAGCTCAAGACTCCTTCCTTCAGCTGCCCGCTAAGGTTAGGGCTAAGTTTGATAATG